TACAGTTCAACACCTACATTTGGCAGTTGGGATCCATCTTCAACAACAGATTTAATCGCTGTTAAGAATTTCATGGAATCTCTTACTGCCCACAATTCAGCAGACCCAACCGTTGCCGCACCAGTAACTTCCTATTTAACAGATCAACAGAACACTGCAATCAAATATGGCGGTAATGCTGTACGCACACAGATTGCAAAGGTTCAGGTTCCTAACACAACCGATCTTTCTTACATTGCAGATAAGGCATTTCGTGATGTCCTCGGAGTGGGCGCAACAGAAAAGCAACGCAAGCAGTTTGCTGCTTCGTTCCAATCTCAGGTTATGTCAGCAGCTCGCATGAGCGCTGCGGCTACTCAGGCTCAAACACCTACAGTTCCATTTGCGCCTAGCGCAACTACTCCTTCTTACCCAGAAGGTTTTGTCGGACCACAAGTTCCAGGAGCAGCACAACCTACAATTCAGCAGAATTTCCAAAGTGCTGATATGACTCCAAAGGTTCAAGTACAAACAGTTCAATCTGCACCAGATGCAAATGTTGCGGCAGCAGAGTTTGCTCGTAAGGCAGATCCAACTCAGGCTGGCGTTAATGGATTAAATGCTGCCGTTGATACATGGTTTAAGTCACTTGGCGGAAGAGGAACTAAGTAATGGCAGCGAAAACTAAAGTATCTACTGATGCAGAACTCATAGCCAAGGCGAAGAAAACAACACCTTGGTTAGTTCCACTTCTCACTGATCCAGAACACGGAAAGACTTATCTTCAATGGGCGCGTGATGCTGAGGCTGGCAATCCACCAACCGCAGAACAAGTCAGAGCTGCAACATATAACTGGGACATAACTCAGGTTTGGTCTGCTAACCAAGCAAGCCTTTTTAATCTTGCTTTAACCAACCCTGGCGAATATAAGAAGCAACAAAAAGCAATTGAAGCAAACATTGATGCGTATATTACTCAATCAGGAAATCCTGTAAGTCCAGAAACTCGTCAAGAACTTGTTAATGATGTTTTCCTAAAAGGATGGTCTTTAACAGATCCTCGCGTTAAGCAATTAGTTGCTGGTACATACGATGTCACTAAGGCAAAAACTGGTACAGCTCTTACAGCAACCGACCAAGTTAAGAACCTTGCAAAGAGTTACATGGTTCCTGTATCAGACCAGATTATCGGCCCATGGGCGCAAGCAATTCAAGCTGGTACTAAAACTGTTGCTGATGCTCAAAAGTATTTTAAGGATCAAGCAGCAGGACTTTATCCATTCATGGCTGGAACTATCGATGTTGTAGATCCATCAACTTGGTTCACACCAGCGAAGAATCTTATTTCTACAAATCTTGGAATCAATGAAAATATGATTGATTTCAATGACCCAAGCGGTAAATGGATGAACGCAGTAACAACTCGCGACCCAAAGACAGGCGCTATTACTGCCCGCACTAACGCAGATGTAATTAAAGAAATCCGTAGTAACCCTATCTATGGATACGATTACACTCCTGGCGCTATTTCATCAGCAAAAGACCTTGGCAGATCGCTTAAAGCAATGATGGGATTTGGAGAATAAAATGGCTAAAGCAACGGATGCTGTTTCATATAACCCTCTTACTGGGTTGACATATAACCCAAACGCAACAGCAAGTGCGCCAGCACCAACTCTTAAACCAGGTGTTCAGTATGTAGGCTCATCATTGCAATATGTTGATCCAAGCGGAGCGGTTCTACCTGTTTCTGCTGCACCATCTGCAAACCCTGTACCAAAGGCAGAAAAAACAGTTACAGGAACTACCTATCGTGGCACTGGATCTTCACGCGTCCTCGTTACTACTTATTCAGATGGAACTATATCAGAGACCCCAGCACCAGATACGGGAAACCCTGCTGGCAAAACTGTTGTAAGCGTTGTTCCAAATGCTAATGGAACCCGCACAATTTATTACAACGATGGATCTAGCATAATTGAAGGAACTCCATCAACTCCAGTAGCAACTCCAACTGGCGTAACTCAATCAGCAAAAGATATTGTTAATGGATACCTTCGCGAAGCAGGACTTGGCGCACTTAGCGATGAAACATGGAAGCAATGGAACTCTGGAACTTCGGCTGAACAAATTATGGATTACGTCCGTACAACGCCAGATTATGCAAAGCGTTTTCCTGCTATGGCAACACTTCGCACAGCAGGTCGCAGTATTTCTGAGGCACAATATGTTGCTAAGGAACAAGCGGATGTTGACATGATGACCTCTTATGGCATCCCAGCAGAAATTGCAACTAACCGCGATCTGCTTGGCAAACTTATTGCTAACAATGTCAACCAAGTTGATCTTCAAAAGCGCCTTATCGCTGGTCAAGAATCAGTTATGTCCTTAGATAAGAATGTCCTTGATTATGCAAGCAAGACTTTTGGTTTAACACCAGGAGACTTAACTGCCTTCGTTCTTAACCCAGACCTTGCAACCCCAGTTATTGAACAGAAGGCTAGAGCCATCCAAATCGGTGGAGCTGCTTTCCAAGCAAGCCAGAAGATCGCTGGAGAACAGGCTTTGAACTTGGCTGCGGCTGGAGTTACAGGCGCACAAGCGCAGCAAGGCTTTGGCAATATCGCCCAGCAACAGCAACTTACCCAAGCGCTTCCAGGAGATATTTCTGGATCAGTCACCAACGAAGAACTTATCAACGCGCAATTCGGCATGAGTCCAGAAGCACTTGCTAGAACTCGACGAGTTGCTGGCACACGCGCTGCTGAATATCAGCAAGGCGGACAGTTCGTTTTTGGTCAAGGTGGCGTTACAGGATTAGGTTCTGCACCTCAAGTTTAATTAGACAAATCAATCTGATATGTCTATGATTTTCTTAGTAGGTCCATTTTTGTGTAAGCAGTCTCCAAATCGTCTGCTTTAGACCTCGGAGGATTTGATGGGATTTGCCCCGTTGTTGGCTACGCGGTGTCAGGTTCGTCGCTTCGGCGCATAAAAAACACTAGCCCCGCCACACCGCCCTCCAAGGTAGGTGTGCGATACGGAATTTGGAGAAATAAAAATGAGCGATCTTGATTACAATGAAGAAGAACTAGATAACAGCCTCGGTAACGACGAATCTGAAAATGACTCGAAGAACTGGCGGCGTAAGTTAGAGGCAGACGCAAAAGAAGGCAAGCGCGCATCACGCGAGGCGGAAATCGCCAAGCAGGAAGCAGCTCAAGCAAAGCGCGAACTCGCACTTATGAAAGCTGGAATTGATCTAGAGTCAGGCACAGGCAAGTTATTTGCTAAGGCTTATGATGGAGAAGCAACACCAGAAGCAATTAAGGCAGCAGCACAGGAGTTCGGTCTAGTTCCAACTAGCCAGACTCAAGAAGTTCAAGATGACCTATCGGCTATCGACAGAATTTCACAGGCTTCTGCTGGCGCAACTGGAACTATTGCTCCATCAGCTTTGGATGAAATCCGCAATGCGGCTAATCCAGCAGATGTCATCAAAATTCTTCAAGCAAACGGAATCACGATCTCTAATGAACAACCTGGCGGTTGGTTCCCAATCTAATTGGTAACTGCTCCTTAACCCTTCAACAGAGAGAGAACTACAAATGGCATTAACACAGGTCAGCTCGCTTGATCTTTCCAAGGCCGCGTATGAGATGATCGCGTATTACGCGCTTCGTCCAGAGCTTTACTACGATGCACTCGTAGAAGTTCAGTCAACAAACGCAACAAACCGTGGAACAAGCGTTACATTCACAATCGCTTCTGATCTTGCAGAAGCAACAACAGCACTTACAGAAACATCAGATGTTACTCCAGTAGCAATGTCTGATTCATATATTACTGTTACACCACTTGAATACGGTAACGCAGTTCAGTTGACTTCAAAGTTGGGCGCAACAGCGTTCATGGAAGTTAACCCAATCGCTGCTAACGTAATCGGTTGGAACGCTGGTATTTCAACAGACGGCATTGCCCGTACTGCTGCTGGCTCAGGTACAAACGTCGCATACACATCTGGCACAACTCGCGCTGGACTTGCAAAGACAAACACACTTACAGGTAACGATGTCCGCAAGGCTGTTGCTAACCTCCGTAAGAACAATGTTCCTACATTCAACGGAATGTATAAGGGAATCATCCACCCAGATGTTTCTTACGACTTCCGTGGCGCAACAGGCGGAACAAACTGGTCAGATCCACACGTCTATTCAGATCCATCAGGTATCTTCAATGGCGTAATTGGTAACTTCCAGGGCGTTCAGTTCATGGAAACACCACGCGCTCCATTCTTTGCTGATGGCGGAACAAACTCATACACAATCTCAACAATTGCTGTTGCTTCAAATGTTGCAACACTTACAACCTCTGCTGCTCATGGTCTTGCAGTTGGTGACACACTCACCATCTCAGGAGCAACAGCAACTTCAGGTACAGGTTCGACTTCACAGATTGGCTTCAACACACAGTTCACAGTTGCAACAGTTCCTTCAACAACAACTCTTACAGTTTCTGTTCTTGGACTTTCAAATGTAAACGCAGGAACATCACTTTCACTCGTTGTCTCTGCTGTTGACGTTTACGGAACACTCGTAATGGGCCGTCAGGCACTTGCTAAGGCGTTCTCAACTGGTGGCGGATATGGCGAACAGGCAATCATCGTTGATGTTCCTGTTATCGACACACTTCGTCGCTTCACTGGTGTCGGCTGGAAGCACTTCGTAGGATATGCTCCATTCCGTCAGGCTGCTTTGTACCGCATTGAGTCAGGTTCTTCAATCGGTCAGTAGTTGATACTTGGGGGTAGGGCGCTTTATTCACCTTTCTCGCCCTACCCCCGCTTTATCACTTTTAGATAGGAACTGGAAATGCCAAAATTCACACCTCCGATAGCAACACTTGTTCCAGTTATTTCCCCTGTAGTTCCGAAATGGAAACAGCGCCCGTTCGCTTTCTTTAAGCCATCAATTCCTCGCGGTGCAAATGTATGGTTTTGGACTAACGGGATTATCAGCACATCTCAACCCCCAGTCTGGATCGCTACAAATAACCAGCCAGGAGTTGCCAAGGTTTATTACGGTGGTCGTACTTATGACATCACCAATGACGAAGCTGCCATCCTCGCTAACGCTGGTTTCGGTGATAACATTGTCTATTGATAAAGGGGAGCAAATGGATCACAGAGACCACACAGAATTTGTAGAGGGTTGCTTTGTTTGCAAAATCTCTACAATCTCGTTTGGTACTGGAACCGCCCCAACTCGTCGCGCTGGAGCAGAAGTAGTAGAAGCTCGCGAACGCCGTTGGAACAGAGATATGCCCGCGTATAAGGCTCTTCGCGCCCAAGGTTTGCAACCACCACGCATTGATGGTTCAGCAGAACTTATGGAAAAAGCCGAGACAAGATTTGAAATTGAATCTGGCAAGATCATGCCAGGACAAGCCAAGAAAATCGAAAGCACAGTAAAGGCTTTTGAAGCAGTAACAGGCACAAGCGTTTATCAACCTAACACAACCCCAGTGAATCTGTGAGAACTGAATGACAACCGTAAATGACTGGGTGACAACTACCCGCTCGACACTGATGAGTGGCTATACAGAGAACCGCAATAAACTTTCTGTTGCTTACACCAAGGGCGGCTCAACACTTACTTTCCAATACACCCCAGACGGAGTTCGCCCAGGCGCTCGCCTTTCAATCGGCACAAATACTTTTTATGTCTGGTCAATTGACGGACAACAAGCAACTGTTTCTGGCGGAGAAGATGGATCAACAGACCAAGATGCAGCCGTAGGAAGCCTTGTACGCGTCTCTCCACGCTTTACAGACGATGAGATTGTAAAGGCATTAGCTGGCGATCTTAATGACCTCTCATCCCCTGCTAACGGCTTATTTGGCATTGGCACAGTTGACCTTACCTACAACGCAATCATCAATGGTTATGACCTTGGTGCTACTGCGGGTGACTTGGTTTCAATCTATGAGGTTAAGTATCTAACCCCTGGACCTCAGATGGATAACCCACGCATCCACACAACTGGCTACCGCCTCAATCGCAATGCGATTAGTTCTCAGTTCCCATCAGGAATGTCATTGCAGTTATTTGAGCCAGCATACCCAGGATATAACGTGCGTGTTGTCTATCGTTCTAACTTCTCAATGCCAACAACTCTTTACGCAAATGTTTCAGCGACAGGACTTCTTCCAAGCGCCTATGACTTGCCTCCAATCGGAGCAACAATCCGTCTCATGGCTGGTCGCGAAATCAAGCGCAACTTCACAGAAGGTCAGGGAGATACTCGTCGTGCAAGCGAAGTCCCAGCAGGAGCAGTTGCTCAGTCACCACGAAACTTGCAGATCCTACGCCAGCAACGCATTACAGCAGAAGCAGCAAAATTAGAAGCACTATACCCAAACTTTAAGGCGTAACTATGGCTTCCATTGAGAAATACAATACGCCCTATTACAAACCATCACCTGCTTACTATGGTGGTACAAGTTACTCCAAACTCGTTCCATACCCATTCCCAGTAAGTATCGATGGACGCGCTTATCAGATCCAGTGGGACGCAAACTCAATTGGCGTGTGGGGTGCAAAGTTCAAGCGCAACTCACTCCCATTACTTCGTGGTCAGGCGGATAGTTCTAATACTCCTGGCGAGCAGTCAATTTCCCCAGAGCAATTCTGGCGTAGATCTCAGGAAACTTGGACACTTGGCGAAGGTCAAGTCCACCTAGACCGAGCGACTTCCGATATTCGTCGTTACCACGACAGCGAAGGCATTGACCCATGGGATCCATGGCAGGTAAAACTTCTTAACAAGACAGCGCAAAAGCGAACCTCAGCCAATACAAATCTTCAATGTATTGTTGCTGGATCCTATGTTTATTTAATTGATGGAACTTCTGTTTACTATTCCACAAACTTAACTTCATGGACTGCTGTAACTGTAACTGAAAGCCCAGCAGATCCAACCTCACTTGCAACCGATGGATATAACGTATGGATTGCGCGTGGCACTAGCGGTATTTACAAAACAACCGTAGGCGCAGCAAGCATGACTTCTTACGCTACTTATAGCGGAACGCTGAACCTCATCAGCTTTACTAAATCCCGTTTGATGGTTACTGGTAATGGCAAACTTTTTAATGTAATCAATTCTGGATCTCTCGGATCATCAGATCTATTGCTCGACTTATCTTCTCGTAGTTTTACATGGGTAGATATTGTTGGTTCCCCAACACAAATTTACGCTGGCGGATATTCTGGCGATAAGTCATTTATCTACCGCACAGCAATTAAGGCAGATGGAACAGCGCTTGATGTGCCTATCGTCGCTGGTCAACTTCCAGATGGCGAAATTATCGCATCCCTTGGTGAATACCTTGGCTATATCTTTATTGGCTCAAACCGAGGCATCCGATTCTGCACCGTAGGGACAGATGGTTCACTTGTTATCGGGCCACTTATCCCTACCTATGACACTGTTTATGCGTTTGAAGGACAAGATCGTTTTGTTTGGTACGGTAACTCAAATTACGATAACGATAGTGGTCTAGGTCGCATGGATTTGACCACCTTCACTTCAACCCTAGTTCCTGCTTATGCCTCAGATTTAATGTCTAAGGCTGGCAGTGGAACGGTTAGTTCGGTTGCAACTTTTAGCAACCTTCGTATCTTCACCATCAATGGCAAGGGACTTTATTCGGAACTTGCCAACACCCCAGTAGATTCAGGAACTCTTGTAACTGGAACTATCAGTTACGGAATCTCGGATCCAAAGGTTGCCATGTTCTTGGACATCAAGCATGAACCTCTTCACGGCACAATCACTGCTGGCATCATCGCAGATCAGCATGACTCCGATCTTGACTTAGACACAGCAAATGTCATTGGCATTTCAGATACCCAAGGAAGCGTGTCCCCAACAGCGGCGTTTCCTTGCGGACAACTCTCTAATGAATCAGTTCAGTTGGTCTTTAAGTTAGAGCCAAGTGCTGCTGGAGTCAGTCCAATCCTCAACCGTTGGACTCTTCGTTCTTACGTTGCGCCAAAACGCACAGCACAATGGGATGTTCCAATCCTTCTCTATCCAACAATTCAAGCTGGAGATAAGGATTGGTCATACGGAGTTCAAAAGGAAGTTGATTTCCTTGCAGGACTTCATCAAGCACAATCAATTGTTACACTTCAAGTAGCCGAAGCAACATATCAAGTGGTTATGTATGATTACCAATGGATACCAGAGGCTATTGGTGTGGACGGACAGCCACGCGGAATTTTCTACGCACAACTTAGAGAGATAGTAGGTTAATAATGGCAAGACGCGAATATAAAGGTGCTGCTACCCCAACAACGCTTTCAGCGAGCATCAGCAACTCAGCGACTTCACTCACCATCACCGATTCGACCAACTGGCCGACTGGCTCATTTTCATTTGTAATCGATCCAGGACTAGCTGGCGAAGAAAAGATCCTTGCCACCTCCCGCTCTGGTACAACAGTCACACTTACTACTCGTGGTTACGACAATACTTCTGCATCTGCTCACACAACTGGCGCAGTCATTTACCCAGTTCCAACAGCAATTGACTTTGATGAGGCTAATAACCTTGTAAACACTATCGGGACATTGGGAACTGGCGTAGCAACATTCCTTCAGACTCCTACTTCAGCAAACCTTGCCACAGCCGTAACAAATGAAACTGGATCTGGATCGCTTGTATTTGGAACTTCACCTACGCTATCTCTTCCAGTCATTGACAACTTTATTCTTGGTTATTCGACAACCGCTACAGCGGCAGGAACAACAACTCTTACAAACGCAAGCAATAATCAGCAACTATTTACAGGTTCAACAACTCAGACTGTAACTATGCCAGTTGCAACAACCATGACGGTTGGAACCCGCTACCTTATTGAGAACAATTCAACGGGTGTAGTTACCGTTCAATCATCTGGCGCTAATGCAATCGTTGCCATTCCTAGTGGAGTAAGCGTCAAGGTCACATCAATCCTTAACTCAGGCACAACTACTGCATCATGGGATTATGAGTATGTTGGTTTCAATGCTATTACTGGTACTGGATCAAACGTACTTGCAATAAGTCCAACAATTACTACTCCAGTAATTACCCAAGGAACATCAACCCCATCATTTACCACTAACGCTTATACAGTTGTTTCAACTGATGCAGGTCAGTTTCTTCTTGCTTCTAACTCATCAACAGCAGGAACAGTTAATATCCCAACTGACGCTACTTATGCTTTCCCTAATGGAACCCAAATTCATATTCAGCAAACTGGATCAGGGCAGTTGACAATTCAGGCAGCAACATCAGGCACAACGACTGTAGTTTCAAATGGAGCAACAGCCGCAGCACCTAAGATTCGCGCTCAGTATTCAGTAGCAACACTTATGAAAACTTCAACAAATAACTGGACCGTCTATGGAGACATTGCATAATGAGTCCAATTCCAGGAATTGTTGCCTCTCAGATCACTGGGCATTTGGTTACCAACTCTTTTGAGTCTATTCAGACTGTAACTGTCGGCGCAGGTGGGCAGAGTTCAATCTCGTTCACATCAATTCCAAGCACCTATAAACATTTGCAAGTCCGTTGGCTTGGTCGACAAAGCGGAGCAAATACAGGATACGCAGTGAATTTGAGAATCAATGGAACAAGTAGCGCAAACTATACATACCATCGCATACGCGGTAATGGCTCGGCAGCATCTGCATCAGCAGCAACTTCTCAAACAGGAATAGAAGTAGGAGCAACATCTGCCGCTAATTCAACAGCAGGTATGTTTGGTGCTGGAATAATTGATATTCTTGATTACACAGATACCAATAAATATAAAACCATTCGCTCATTACAAGGAACAGACCAAAACAGTTCAACAGATTCCAATATATTTTTCCATTCTGGGTTTCTTACTTCAAGCACCAGCGCAGTTTCTCAAATTGATTTGATACCAGACGGAACATCTTTTGTTCAATTCTCATCATTCGCACTTTACGGAGTAAAATAAATGGCATCTACTTACACCCCGATTGCGACTACTACTTTGGGAAGTGCAGCGGCTTCTTATACATTTAGTTCTATTCCTAGCACTTACACAGACCTTGTTGTAATTGTTTCTGCTACAACTGTAAGTGATGCTCAAGATATGAGCATTCAATTCAACGGCGATACAGGCACAAACTATTCTAATACTTCTCTTGTAGGTAATGGATCAACAGCCACATCAACGCGGACAACTGGTCAGACTAAGATTTATGTTATCAACGATACGAGCAACACTTCTCCTTCACCAGTAAGAATCAACATTATGAATTACTCAAATGCTACAACTTACAAAACCGTGATAGCGCGTGGAGATGATGCAACCCATAGAACACAGGCAACCGTTGGTCTTTGGCGCAATACTGCTACTGCTGCTATTACTTCTGTAACTATATTGGGAACTACAAATCTAAATACAGGAGCAACCCTGACACTTTACGGAATCTTGGCGGCATAACTATGGCAAATACAATGACATTGATTTCATCCGTCACAGTAGGATCAGGCGGGGCAAGCAGTATTGACTTCACAAGTATTCCTGCTACTTATACCGATTTATGTATTAAAACAAGTTTGCGTGAAAAAACTTCTGGCGATTATGTAAGGCTTGGATTAAATTTTAATGGTACAGCAGCAAGCGTTACAGGAAAAATGCTTTATGGAGACGGGGCTTCTGCATCATCTTTGAATATAACCGTTTATACAACCGTTGCTTGGGGTGTAGATAGATTCAGCGCCACATCAAATACTTTTTCAAATGTTGATATTTATATTCCAAACTATACTTCATCAAATTATAAATCATTTTCTATTGACGCTGTAGAAGAAAATAATTCTTCCGCAGCGCTTATGAGTTTGTCTGCAGGATTATGGTCTAATACTGCTGCTATTACATCTCTTTCTTTAATACCAGATAGTCGAACAACCTTTGCCCAATACTCAACCGCCTACCTATATGGAGTAAAAAATGCCTAATCCAACACGAATCGAAATCAACTGCGAGACAGGCGTTGAGTCAATTATTGAATTGACTGATGCTGAAGTAGCACAGATGGAAGCAGATGCTCAGGCAGCAGAAGCACGCAAGGCTGAGGAAGATGTAGCAGCTCAGGCTCTTGCTGATCTTAAAACATCAGCTCGCGCTAAACTTGTAGCAGGAACACCACTTACAGAAGAAGAAGCAGCAACACTTGTCATCTAAGGAGCAATAAATGCGTACAGCACAATACTCAGTAAGCACCACAGCAGTAAAGATAGTTGACCAAACTGGATCACCCCGCAAGGTTTCCATCCACAACGAAACAGTGGCAACCTATCTTGGAGACCGTAATGTGACATCATCAACAGGTTACAAGTTGGATGCCAACGATAAGATTACTCTTGATGTTAATGGTGGCTCTGAACTTTGGGTTATTACGGCATCA